TTGCCCGACTTGGCTGACTTGGAACCCTTGAGAGGTCCCATCTTGACGTTGGGTACGCCGTTCTGGCGAGACCCGCCACTTCGGGATGGCTTGCTGCCGACCTGCTTAGGCACTTGGCTGTTCCTCCTCTTCTTCTTCCTGAGCTGGTGCTTCGCCACTGCTACCAGTAGCGGTCTGGTTGTTCTTCTCGATCACTTCCCTGGCGTGGGCGCGGCGCTTGGTAACGGTGTCGTTCTCGTCCTCTGCCTCAGCGCTTTCGGCATCCTTCAACTTCTTCTGGATGGCACCAATCATCTGGTCACGATCAGTGTCTTCTGGGAAGTTGAGACCGACGCCCTTGGCCATCGCGCGAAGCTCGAAGCGGCTGAGCATCTGGAGGTTGCTCTGGCCGCCAGCAGGAACATCGACGGGAGGCATGTCTGGGCTTTGCATGCCAGCCAGCGAACGAACCTTGGCGCTCTCGGACTGGATGGCAGCCAGTTCCTCTTCGTCCGGGGTGTACTCCTTGTACATAACCCGCCCGAAGCGCTTCTTCTGCTCGTCCTCGTCAATGGGCGGGCTGTCCTTGGTGAAGCCGAACACATCGCCAGCCAGGACTTCACCATCCTGGGCAACTGTCTGGCCCACTGTAAAACCACCAGTCACCTGGTAGTAGTCAGCGTACTGGACCTTCTCTTCGTCAGCCATGCTAAGCCACCGTCGCAATACCGACGTTGTCGGGCTTGGGGAGGATCGGGATGAACGGGTATTCTTCGAGCACCAGACGCGTGCTTGGATCCTTCTCCTTCCAGGTCTTGGTAAATTTGCCAGTGTTGCCTGCTGGCGCTTCGTCGTCTGCTGTTGGCCCCTCCATGATGCCGTATGCGTTTCTGTCCTCGGCAAGCAGCACGACAACCTTGTCGGGGATGTAGTATTTGGTCACAGGCGTGCCTGGCGTTGTCCAGTCGTCGGTGTACGTCAGGTCGTAAGTGACCCAGTCAACACCACCCAACCCCGTGACAGTACCAGTCTTGAGCAGAGTGTCCTTCATCTCGTTGGAGAGAAGGGTCTGGATCTTACCGTTGGTGTACACGTAGTTGTACAGAGTGTTGCTGTTGAGGAACACGCGACGCACCGTGGTGTTGCTGTCGGTAAGCATCAACAACTTCCAGGCGTTGAGGTTCTGAAGGATGTTGGAGTTCGCCAGATCGGACCACAACGGGCTTGGCGTGAACAAATGCGTTGAGGGGATCTGATAGTTGACATTCACGCGAGGAGCATCTGGTCGGTTGACGATCAGAGTACCCGTGGTAAACATCTGCCACACAGACCACTCGACGAAGCGCTCGATGGCATCGTCCATGTCCGTGACTTCTTGAGCCACCGTTGCTTCCGCAGCGTTGCGTGCAAGCTCGCCCGGAGTGCGTAGCCAATGCAACGTTGTGGGAGTAAACGGTTTCTTGTCACGCATGTAGATGAACGAGCCAGCCACGTTGCCGACACCAGACTGCGGTCGGATATGGGCTTCCTGGTTAGGCACGTTTGGCTTGGACATCAACTGGTTGCCCTGGACGATGTCATAGGACCAGTTGGGGAACGGGTAGCCTGTACGGGTACCCATAATCTGAAGCCCAAGCAGATTCTGTGGGAACGGCTTGCGACGAACAAAGCCATTGAGCACAGTGGGCTGGAGCAGGCTAATTTCTGGCATGTCGGCCCCTACCCGTAGATGATGACTGCGTCAAGGTTGGCGTGGATCTTGCAGCCAACGAAGACGGTAGCGAGCTGGCCATCGGTGTACCACCTGTTCAGCTCGGACTTCTTGAAGACGCCCGTGAGATAGACGTCGCAGACCTGCTGCTCGTTCAGCTGGTACACGTAGTTTGCGGCTACGAGTTCCGCTGCTTCCGTAGCAGGCAAGACCGGACGATATTGACCCGTGCCAACGTCTTTGATCAAGCCCATGCCTGGGCTAATCGCCGCCGTGTTGGGGGCAATACTGGCTGCACCGGAGATCTTGCACATGAGCGCCATGCTGCGCAGAATCTCGATCGGATTAGCGATAGGCGTGTTAGTGATCGTGCCGTAAGAACGAGTGTTACCGCCAGGAATCGGGGAAACTGGCATGGACTACTTCCTCCCCGCAGGCATTCGATCTTCGAGGATTGGTACCATGTGAAGATAGCGCTCAGCTTCTTCCTTGGCCTTGCCGGGATCCTTGAACTCGCCTTCTTTGCCAGCACCAGGGGCAGTAGGAACGCCGTCACCACCGATCTCACCAAGAAGCACCACAGGCTCGAGGTCTTTGGTCATCTCGGTAAAGAGCTCGTTGTTGGTGTGGAACAGCTTGATGTACTGGTCGCGCTTGGCAGGTACGATCTTGCCGTCATTGACCAGTTTGTCCACAGCGCCTGCGGCCTTGGTGTCGTCGAGCTCTTTACGGATAGCCGCGATTGCAGTGGTGTTCTCGGTGTTCTGGGTTCGCAGGGCATTGTAGCTTGCCAGCACCACGTCTGCGAGATCCGCGCCGTTGTCGAATTTGAAGCCAGCCTCAGTAAATTTTCGCCGCACTGTCGCCAACGAAGCGTTACCACTGAAAGCTGCCACAATGGCCGCAGTGGTTCCGTCTTCGTCGTCGGTGCTCAGTTGCAGCGAGAAATCCCTGTTGAGATTGGCGATGAGTTCCGCGTAGTTCATGTCTTCCTCATCGTCTTCAGAATCTTCTTCCTCATCATCGTCTTCTCCGACTGCCTCTGCATCGTAACCAGAGAAGAACGAACGGTCGTCTACGGACTCCTCCTCACCCTTGCTATCTTCAAACTGCCACAGTATATCGCTAAACAGTCCGAATTGGACAATCTCTTCTGCTTTGCCCTCTTCGAACTTGACTGGTGGCATCTGCTTGAAAAACGGGCGGTTGGTCAGTCCACCGCCAAACAACACATTCGCTACTTTCTTGCCGTCAGCACCCGTATAGTTACCGATCTCGGCACTGAAGTAGCGATAGATGTCCCGTTCCAGCAGTGATCTGCCCAGATCAGTCCACTCGACGTCGGCAAACAGACCATTGTGTTCTGCTTCGCCGATCATGCTTTTGCCGTGATGCAGAGACTTGAACCAACCTAGTGCTTTGCCTCGGTCATGACCCTCATCGACGGCAATCTCTGTCCCTAGAATATTGCCATCAAAGTTACGCTTGACTTTGCGTAGCACTGGTGCAGTGAAATCAAGATCTCCATACCACGGATGCGTGAACTTGCCCTCAGGCAGAACTGGAATTCTGCTTGTGTAGCGCCCGTTTTCCTCCTTCAGGGTAAGAGTAGGTAGTGCGAAGAACTGTGCGATGTGGGCATCGGCAGAATGATCACCCACACCAGATGATCTAGCATGGGAGGTCAAGTGAGTTTTCGCTCTGGCTTTAGCTCCTGCAGACACTCCTGTCACCTGATTCACTCTAGCCAGCGCGTTGCGAAGATGTGCTAGGTCAACGCCACCACTGGCATTATGATGAGGCAGCTTACGGACTTTCTTGCCGTTTACTGTCTCGACGATAGCAAATGCCGAGTCTGGTAAGGAAGTGCGAGTCTTGGAAGGCATCACCTTGAGATCATCGTGCTTACTGCGCCCGATGCTACTAGGGTCAGCCCGTTTGGCCGCGCCAATGCACGCCCTTATTGCGTCTGTATCCGATCCCCCACTCTTGAGTGTGCTATTGGCAGCCGCGACGCATGCTGCCTTGGCTTTTGCCGACCAGTTCTTGGCCGGACTAGGTGGATTCTTTGTGGTCCAAGGCATATGCTTCTTCCTAGGCTTTTGGACGTGTAGGTTGCCGTCGTGCTGCAGGAGCCGCTGCTGGTTTTCCTGGTGCTGCTGGTGGCGCTACCACTGGAGCTGGAGTGGGTTTGTTCGCTATTTTCTCTGCGGTTTGTGCCTGCTTCTGTGCAACCTTTACCTGGGACACACCTGTAGCTGCGTTTTGACGTTCCTTGGCATCCTTGAGCATTTGCTCCATCTTCGAATCGTAGTCAATTTCCTGCTCAAAGCCAAGTACCTTTGCCATAGAACGTTCGAGTTCCAGCCAGAACTCTTGTGATGTGTTGATTTGTCGTGCGCCAGACATATGCTGGAAGATATCCTTGGTCATTATCTCCAGGTTTGTCTGGGCTGCAATCAATCTGATACGCGGGTAGCGCTGGCTACCGAAATTCCAATCGATCAGTTCCGGGATAACGTAGCTATTGATCGTCATGGCAATGTCAGTACGCATAGCCTCAAGCACCAGCAAGAGCATCTCAAACTGCGTCTCGCCTAGTGCGAAGCTACCACCTGTACTGGTAGTGCCCATGTTTACGATTTGGCCTAAGACTGCCTTTGCCATCTCCATGTCGTGATGATCAATCAGAGGCATGGAGTCGGCAACTTGTCTGGTTTCGTGGATCTCCAGGCCATAACCCTCGGGAACGATGATGCTGGTATTGACCCCCACGTTGTCAATTGCCGCTTTGAACGCGTCCGTTTCCGCTTGAGGGGCGTTAGGAGGCACCGCACCTTCACGAATCGGGATCGCGTTCAAAGCGTAAGCGAGATGAGAGATATAGTAGAGCTTGTGCTTAGCCTCAAAGTGGCCGTAGGCGGGGAGAAGCATACTACGACCGTACAGTGGGTTATGCTCTTTGCCGCACACAAAGAGCACGCATTTACTCCGCGGAATCTTCACCGCGCCTTCAGGCAATTGCTGCGTTACGCCATCGAATCCACCCTTGCTGTCCATCCTGATAGTAATGGACTGTCTCGGGCGTGGCGCAAGCTTACGTAGTACGATATGCCCGTTGCGGACTTCGTACACTTTCTCGAGAACCTCAGCTCCTGTCAAGACGTACTTCGCTATAGCACCGAGCACAGCGGGCCACGGAGTAGTCATGCCACCAAGCTCCGGAGGGTTCAGGAGCTGAGCCTCTATGAATGCCGCCTCGTTGACGCCCCCATCTGTAGGGTCTACTCGAAGCTCACCAGCACGTATTGGCATGGTAAGCAGACGATACAACGATTGTGCTTGGCCGTCGGTCTGGATCATTCGGTCCAGATCGGTAATAGTTACCCTAGTCTCGTCAAAGAACTCTTCCAGATCGAACAACGAGAACGGTGAAACGACGCTTCGCCCGATCTCCGCAGTGGAGGGCTTTGTGCGTGTCTCCTCTGGTTTTAGATCTTTGACGATATTTCTAGGACGGCCTGGCGGCATTCCATAATCTTACTATAGTCCCTTTATACC